TCTTCCGCAATACCCAGCAACCCCTGCTCACCCACGTTGTACTCAGTGTTGCCAAAACCACCCTGCTCTTTAAAGTAGGGATGGTAGCGACTGCCTTGCGTCTGACCCGCCGCCTCATGCACGTCTAGCGTTACAGACTTGGCAAAGTCACCAGCTTTTTGTGAGCCGTAGGTCGGAATCTTGTAGTTGGTCGGGACGTTTGCCTTGTTCATCTCGCGCAGGTTTTGCCCACCCTCAAGGACGCTCTGCACACCTTGACGATGCAGTGGCATGAGAGGCAGGCCAATGCCAAACTTATCCTTATACGCCGCCATTTCCTTGGCAACATTTTCCTCAGTCAAGGGGATGCCACGCGCATTCATGTTGCGCAGGAACTGACCGACCGCCATCTCGTTCACGATGGAGTTACGAGCGGATGCAGGCGCAAGCGAATGAATCCACCTGTCGAATTTCTCTGCTGGCATACCAGCTTCTAATACCGCCTGCTTAACAGGGTATAGCGAGGCGTAGAACGTCTCACCACCTAGCGGTAGACCGCGCTTGATTTGCTTCTCAATGAGGGCGCGGTTCTCTGGGTCGCTGTACAACTCCTCGACATGAGAGGTGCTGGCTCGTGTAGGCACGTCACGAGGAAACGATGACTGCTCTACGTCAGGGAAGCCCTCCAAGGCGTCTTTGATAGATGCGCGGTCAAATGCCTGCAACTCTTTGCGAGGAGGCGTCCACGGCTCCGTAGGCTGGTCAAGAAACTCGTTGGCCTTACGCTTACGCTCTGCCACCACCTCAGCGGTGTTTTGCATCTTACTGGGGTTGCTCTCAACAAACGAGGCTTTACCTAATGCACCATATTGCTTTTCAAGCGCAGGTTTTTGGACACGCTCCCACTCCAGTTTCTTAGTTGCCTGCGCCAATGCCTTCTTCTGCACCTCAGCGTCAGTCAGCTTGGGATTTGCGTCTGCAATCTTGTCCGCAAACCTAGCCGTGGTTGACTCTAGAACTTTGGGGCTATAGGCTGGCTCTCGTTCAGCAAACAGGCGCTTGCTGGCCTTACCGAGTCCACCTAGTATTCTTTTTGGGTCTGCCATAGTTACACCGCGTATGGGTTGACCCGCTCTTTGCGGGTATAAGCATAGTCATCATCGTCATCATAACGAGGCTCTGGGTTGATGTCTAGGAAACCCATGTCCTTCATTAACCGAATCGCTTGCGTTGCGCTATCAACGTAGTCGTCGTGCGTCGAGTCAGGGAAGGAGCATATCTGGGATAGGAACCCTTCACACCAGTCCTTGACATAGCCCTTGCGCACGGATGACTCAGGCAACCAGACGCGCCCAGTGGCGAAGATGGAGGCGGTAATCTGGAGGCGTTGCATCTTGTCAGCCTTGCCGGGGTTGTATCCCCTCACAGGCAGGTGGGCCGCTCGTAGTTCTTGAATGAGGGAGATGCCAGCCGCCTTGTCCTCCACGAGTATCAGGTCAGGTCGCTTGGCGTCCTTGCCCTCACCGTAGCTGACGCGCCACTCGTCTAGCACCTTGGGCTTGAGCAGGGGGAACGTCAGGTGTTCAGCCCAGCAGTCGATGAGCAGGACAGACATCGGGCCATCAAGGGGCTTAAAGACTCCCCACGTCGTCATGGCGGTCGGGTCGTTGTATTCCTTGTCACTGAAGGCGCAATCATACGACTGGACTATGAACTCAAACTTGGGGAAGGGCTTGTCCGCTGGGTACAGCTTGAACATATCGCGCCCGACCACCTTGCCGTCTTCGAGGTCGACGAGCATACCCATGACCTCTTGCTCGTACAGCTTGGAACCCTTGTACTGCTCCAACTGGTTGCGGAAAGTCGAGGCGAGGTTGGCCTCGTTCTCGTAGGTGCTGGCGCGGTCAATCACCACGTCGTCACCCTCACGGCCCACCAAGTCAATGATGAGGTCTTTGGGGCGCGGTGTCGTGGTCACAATGACACGAGGTCGGTCACCCAGACGCAAGCCCATCATCATCATGTCCCACGCCTCACCAGCGCCGAGGTACTGGAATGCCGCCAACTCGTCACACCATGCGAAGTGGAACTGCGGGCCACGCAGACGCTCGTAGGAGTCACCTGAGATACCACGGATGATGGAGCCGTTAGACAGCTTGATTTGATGGTCTTGCTTGTTGTAGTCCACCACGAGTTCAGAGGGTATGCAGGCCAGCAGGCCAGACTGACCCTCGAAGCAAGTGAACTTGATGTCATTCGATGTGGGCGCGAGGACAAGGCAACGTGAGTTGGGGTTTGTCCATGCCCACCACCACAGCGCCTCAGCGGCGGAGCGTGTCTTGCCTGCTCCGCGCCCTGCCAGCATCATCCAGACGGTGTAGTCCATCTCCAGTGGAGGTGGTATCTGGTAGCGGTGGGCGCTGGCTACCCAAGTAGCGTGGGCGATGTATGCAATGCGGTCATGCTCGGAGCGGGCATTGAACTCCGCCTGCACTTCTGGGTCTTCGAGTATCTCAGCCAGCACGCTTAGTCATCTCCATGTTGCGGATGACTTCAAGGAACTTGTTGGCGTTGGTGTCTTCAGTCTTGATGGCGGCTCCGCCCTCCACCCCCTCCAACGCCACACGGTCGCCATACTTGCGAGGCTTCAGCTTGGCTGACGTCCACTTACGCGCCTCAATGCGTTGCTTCTGCCACGCGAGGTAGGACTGGTCAAGGGAAGTGCGCCCATCCTTATCGGTGTACTCAGGCGGCATCTCGTCAGCGATGGCAAGGATTTCGTCAGCGTTGGTGTCAGCTTGGTCTTCGCGTGCGCGTGCGTACATCTCGCAGAAGACGGGGAAGCGTATCAACCACCGATAAATCGTCGCGCAGTGCGGAAGGTGGTCATCACTACAGATTGAGACAAGCGACTCTCCGTGAGCGAGTCTCCAGCATACCTCTTCTGCTATCTCTTCTGTGTACTCTACTGGTCTATGAGCAGGACGTGGTATTTGCGGGGCTACAGGCTTCTTGGCAGGCGTAGTGCTACCTTGGGCTTGCGTAGTAGCCTTCGGCGTCTTGGTGGGCTTCTTAGCCCCCTTCTTGATGGTTTCTGGCATAACCCGTAATCCCCATGTGAATGAACGAATGTCGTCAGTGTAAACGATTCGCTTTAGGGACGCTATGGGCTGTTGGTGGTCGCGGGAGTCGAACCCGCCAGTCCACCTCTGATTACGCTGGAATCGAACCAGCCCTCACCACCAACACGGCTGGGGACTGCGAAAGCCACGGCAGGCCGAACCCGCACAACTGACCCTCTATCGCTGTACCGAAATGGCTTGTACAGAGCCACCAATCCCCATGCGCGTTGGCCCCACTTGCGTGGAAACCGACTCGGTTCTACTTCGCTTTAGATTCGCTACACAGTCTCTTGACGTATGCGCTGGACTCTTGTTTCATGCAATCCTCCTCGTCCAATGTGAAGTCAGGAACCCACATCCAAAACACGAGGAAAGCAATGAACATTATACCAATGACCACCTTCTGAAGCAAGGACTCTTCCTTCATTTCACCTCCTCCACAGTCACGCGGTATTTCTTACCGAAACGGTCTTCTACCTCGATGGTCTTCTTAGTGCTGGCAAAGCCGCCTGACTCGGTCAAGTCGTATTTAGGGCGGCTCACGCTGGACAACAGGCGCTCGGTGTCGTTGGCCTTCAGGTTGTTCACGATAGTGTGCGCGATGTAGTCGCAGTAGGCAACGTAGGACTTTGGCAGATTGTCAAAGAATTGGTTGACGATGGTGTTCATAGTGTCGAAGTGTGTCATATCGATTCGCTTTCGTTTGGTTAATAATTCGGTTGGGGGCCGAAGCCCCCGTGGGTTAGATTTTCTTAAAGGCGGCGGCTGAATAGAACTTGCCGTCAACGTAGATGCGTGCAGGGAACTGATTAAACAGCTTGCCCTTGACTGACACGTTGATGATTTGGTTTTGCTCAATCATTACTTTTTTGTCACCCTTCATGCCAGTGATACGGAAGTTTGCGCCGCTGACGCGAAGCACCTTGCTGTCTGTCAACTCGCCAGCCTTGACGTTCACCTTGGCAATCAATTCGTCGGCAAACAACTCAGCCTGCTCTTGCGCGTACACATTCATGTTGTCTTCGCACAAAACAATTTCGTCGTTCATACGGTCACCAAGGCGCTTAGTGCATGGGCGCACTGTCAAAGACCAGAGGCTGTAAGACTTGCTGTTGTACACGCCACGGAATGTTGGGCCAAAGATTTCATGCAGGCGCTTGAACTGGTATCTAACGCTGGAAATAATTTGACCCTTGAATTCTGCTACTAATTCGTTTTTGAGTTCTGTGTTCATAATTCGCTTTCAGTTGTTACCCAACTGCATTATTGCTGTTGGTGGTGTAATTCTAGCATAAACGATTGGGGGGTTGTGAAGCCCCCAAACAAATATTTTTATTAGGACTTTCCCTTAGTCGTTCATGTGCTGGGCAATCTCGCGCTCAATACGGGATTCATCCTTGCTGGTCAACTTCTTTTCCAGCCACGGGGCGGGGCGTCCACGGCGGTCACACACCACCCAGTCGCTCTCGCTATAGCCGTGGTAGTCCCAGTCGCTGGCCGCGTTCTGGCTGTAGGAGCCAGCGATGCTGATGTACTCAACGACACCAATGATGCAAGGGATGCCTGCTACGCGGGTTTCAATTTCTGCTAGGTATGACATTTAATTTCCTTTCGGTTTTGATTCGCTTTTAGTGGGGGCCGTAGCCCCCTTCGCTTTACGCCTTGGCCCAGTACCCGTAGACCATACGCTCAGTGCTGTCCCATGCGTCGTGAGCAACGCCGTCAATCACCGCCACAAAGTGACGGGCCTGCTTGGCAATGACGACGCCTGTAAGGTCACTACAACGCGCCTTACGGCCTGCAAACTGTGGAGCCTTCATCCACACAAAACCGTAACGCTTTAACACCTCGGTGTATACATCTTTCATCACGCCGTTACGAGCAGACTTTGCGCGACCGTTGTCAGCGTTGGCTTGGGCCAACTCCTTGTACACCGCGCTGTAGTCAAGGCCCAGTGCGATTGCCATTGCACGAGCGCCACAGTCACCTGCTGTACCTTTGAAGCCAGCGGCCTTGCGGCCTCCATCGTTGTATTGATATTTCATTTCGCTTTCCTTCGCTGTTACCTGCTTATTGCAGTGAGGGTAGTATAACACCATATTAAACAATGCAAGCACTTTCCTTTAAGTATTTTCCCTAAGTTCCAAAAGTTTTTTGATTAACTGATTTTCCATGTAATTTGTGTGCCGCTCCACCATTTTTTTTTCATGGTAGGCTTCACGCCACTTATTCAATGCCTCTTGTTCCTGTTCTTCTAAACGCTTTTTGCGTGGGCAAAATTCCATTAAAGTACGCAGAACATCGGAACGGGTGGGGTGCTTTAGTTTGCGAATAGCCTTGGCTTCAATCTGGCGTATACGCTCCCTTGTCACGCCAAACACCATGCCAGTTTCATCAAGGGTGTAATCAGCCCAAAAACGACACCAAAGCAGTTTTTGTTCTCGGTGGGTTAGTGTCTCCAAGGCCGTAGGAAATAAACGCTTCAAATCAATTCTGGTGTCCTTGTCTTCGTATGGGGTCAACATCCACCAAGGTAAGCGGTCAAATACCTCTTGCTCTGGCTCATCATTGCGACTACGCCAAAGTCGGCCTACCTCTGGGTCGTAGTCATGCAGTCGGCCTTCAAGACTTATTCGGCGGCGTCCCATCTAGCTTATCCTCCATTTTCAGGTGGGCCAACAACTCCTTCACCGCAAACACGTCAGTGGGGTACACGTTGATGTATCGCTCAATCTCGTTCAGGACGTAGCCATAGCCCGCGTCGAAGCCTTTGATGTAGTCAGACATCACCGCCTCGCTTTGAGGGCGTCTACAGCCCTCGTGGGCCTTTGTGAAGGCATCCATCTTGCCCACGATGGCATCAATGGGCGCAGGCATCTTGATGGCCTCGCTGAAGCCGCAGTGCTGGCACTCCATGCGCTGGGTGTCGCTGTTGTGAATGATGTGGTCGGTGTTCATACTTTTATTCCTTTTCTTTTTTTCTAATGATGCTCGAATGCCAATTGAAATTTTTTCACGGTGCTGGTCACTCAAGCCAAAAGTACCCTTTAACCCAAATTTAGAAAACTGTTTTGCAGAAAATTCTGGGGCCGTTGAAACCAATTGCTGAAACATTTTTTTTCTATCTTCGGAAGGCAATTGTCGAATAGTTCTGCCAACACTCAACTCGTCCATGAACTCTTCTATTTGTTGTTTGTTCATGCTGTCTCCCTTGCTTCCTTGCGACCGCGCTCAACAAAATATCGAGCGTCAGTCTGGTCTGTGATGTGTTCTTCCTGAAGCATCTTGCGGATGCCTTCTGCTACGGCCCGCGCCCTGTCGGCGCTGTTGGCCTTCTCGTAACGATAGCCTGCGTTGATGTAGTCTGCTTGTGCGTGTTTCATGCGGCCTCCTCGACCTGTGGCAAACGCAATTCCCAGCATCGACCGTACCCCACTATTTTTCGTGAGGCCACGTTGCGAATATCGTCAATGAGACTCTTTGCGCCAGAACTTTTCCAACCGTCGTACTCGCAAGCCTGATAGTCAAAACAATCGCACCCAGAAATAATGTCGATAGCCTCAATATGCGACACCGATACGGTCTTAGGCAAGAAGTCCTCTGGCTTGTCACCGTAACGGGCAAACATACTGGCGTTGTTGGCGTCCCGCAAAACCGCGCCCACGCGCCAGTAGTCTTCGGACTGGGTCAGGTCAAATCGAACATCATCCACCCGCACGATGGGGTTGTGCTTACGCGCCCATGACAAAAGAATGTTGATGTGGTCATCAGAAACGTGAAATGCTGACATGATTAAGCCCCCTGTGGTGCGTTGATGTAACCCTGCTCGATGAGCGAGGCGGCGGTGCGACCGAAGAAGCCTTGCAGTTGCCATGCAAGCCCCGTGTCGACCAAGTGTTGCCACGCCTCCAATACCTGCTCTTCACTCTCGGCCTCAATGAAGCCCTCTGCTAAACCTGTTGCTGTGTAGTTGTCCATGATGATTCGCTTTCGTTTCGGTTATGGGGGCCAAAGCCCCCTGTTGGTTAATCTGCGCGGGAACCCGTGTAGCAGGAAATGCCATGCTTGGTCAGCACTTGAGCAAACGCATGAGCGCCAGCTTCTTTGATGTCCATCGACTGGGTGAAGTTGCCTGCTGGGTTCCAGATAGACCAGCCCTTTTGCCAATGCTTGCGGCCCACGTTGTTTTTCTTGCACCAAGTCACAAACGGTGTGCGTGCGCTTGGCAGGTCGACCCAAGCAAAACCGCAGTACGCTGGTTCGCCATACTTGGCTTGGAACTCTGCTTCAGCCGCCTTAGCGGCGGAGATTGCTTCTTCGTAGATTGATGTGAAATCCATATCCGCCTCCGATTAACGTGAAGTTACTTTGACAGAGAACACCGCAGTGGTCTTTGTGTGACGGGCAATCTGCTCGGCAGTCGCGCCCAACTCAGCCAACAAGGCTTTGTTGTCGACCACTGAGCGGTTGCTCTCGATGTATGTTGCTTTGAAGAGGTTGCCCTCAACTACCTTGTCGCCACCAGCAGAAGCGGCGTCTTTGATGCCGTCCTTGATGGAGTCAGCTTGCTTGGTTAACTCAGCAATCTGAGCCAAGAGGTTACCCAGTACGTCGACTTGGGTGAGTTGGATGTCGTTTGATTTCATAATTCGCTTTCGTTTGGTTACCTGCCTTGCAACTATTGCTTGGTCAGTGATGCTAGTTTAACCCCAAATTAAACGCTGTCAACAACTTTTTAAAAATATTTTCTAAGGAAAACCCTAATGTTGTGCCGTAGCAACACCCAGCAATTCCAGCGTATCTTTGAGAAGGTCGGCCTCGTCGTACCCGTAGTGCTTCTCAAACCCCTTGGTTCCAAGGCCATGCAGGCCCGTAGCGCCGCGATGATGCTCTGGGCATAGCGGTATCACGCTCATGTGGCTAGAACGCCCCCAGCCCCCCGCCAAACGCCTTGGATGGTGCAACTCAGCGGGCGTACCCTCGTACCCCATCCGCCTGCATACAGCACAGCCCAATTCAGCCACGGCGCTCATGTGCTTTTTTTCTTTCAGCGTGGTCATTAACTGTCCCCATATAGTTCTGCACACCTAAACAATGCGTAGTAAACAAGACGGCAATCACCACGCTGTTCAAATGTTTCAATTGCTAGGTTTTTCCACACAACCCGTTCAATCCATCTTTCTAATTGGTAATGTTCAATCATGTGTTTTTTCTGCAAGTGTGGTCATTGGCGCGGGGCAATCTTGGACTGCATGAATTTGATGAACTCTTCGTCGGTCTCATCAACGGGTTGAGAGTTCTCAAATAAAGTTCCGTCCTCAGCCATCCTATGAATGTCAGCCAGCATTTCCGCCATTTCTTCTGGTGTGCCTTCAAAGCCATCAAAGCAACCCTCAGCAAAAATAATTTTAGGTTTCTCAGTCATTGCTTACCCTTTGTAAAACCAGCCCTGTTTTTTAAATCGTGACACGTTTGGCATCGCCACTGCGGAGCGCCCCTACTGGTTCTCACTTGCTTGTCTGCTGGTCGCAGGCGGCATACCTGACAGGTCTTTGGTTTGTCAGTCACGCTTCATGCCCCTTACAAATATTGCGAACGAGGCAACAGTGTCTCCACCGTTACGCATCTTTTCAAACTCAAGCGCCACCTCTTCTAGCACGCCGTTGCGCAACTCGTTATCCAACTCCGCGTCAGTCATCGGCTTGTGATAAACCCCGATAGTCCTGTAACCCTGCTCTCGCAGGACACGGTCAAACTCATCATCTTCATCATTCTTCATGGTCATCCTCCACATTGAATAAATCATCAAAACAAATCCAGCGACTGCCAAATAATGCGTGTGGGTTATCCACCCATCGGTCAAAACCATTACCCAGCTTAGACCGTGGAGGACGCCCCATTGAAAAGAATTAAAACGCATATCGGTTGGAGCAAAGGACGTCGATAACGGTCTCTGTGCTGTAACCGTTAACGTAACGCTTGCCATATATCACGCGGGCGCGTAGGCCCGCCTCTTGGCAGTCCTTGATTGCGTCAATCTGCTCACCGCGACTCAAAGGTTGAATGTTCCTGTCCATGATGAGGTTCTGCACCGTGACGTGCGGTTCCTTGTTTGATGAACACCCAACCAATGCGCTCACTGCACACACTGCAATAAAAATCTTTTTCATACTGTTGCCCTTCCCTCTGCTCTGTTATTTGCTTGTTCTGTTCGCCATATTTCGACACGCAAGGTCGCCGCCGTGATGTCCCATTTGAGGCGCTCCTCAATTAGCACAGCTTCTTTCAATCCATCAAGCAACTGCACATACTCAGGGTGCGCGTATGCTTCGCGCTCTTGCGCTCCAATGGCGGTCTCCATGCTTCGCTTCATCAAAATTGATTTCAATGACTTGCGATATTCCTCTATGTATGTGCGCTCTGCCTTGGCCTTAGCAAAGAGCGCGGCGTGCTTGAGAATGTAATCCACCGCCTTGTGCGGGTCTCTTTCTTCACTCATAAAAAATCCTTCCCTTTTTTGCGCGATTGCGCTTGATTACCATACCAACAAAAATCACAACGCTTATCCAAAACATAAATCCAGACAGCGACATGAAGGCCCAAAAAAACTCTCCAAATGTGTTAAACATTTACTCTCCTTTTATAGGCTGACACAGCCAGTAATACCACGTTAAAAAAATAACAAACATCCAAAACAAAACGCCAGACAACAAAAAAAACCAAGTCATCACATTTAAAAATGCATCCATCAATCACCCCTCTTGTTCACGAAGTCTTCGCGTACATCGACCATTGCCTGCGCCTGCTCGTAAGCCTCGTAGGCAATATCTATTTTTGACTTTAATGCCTTGGATGGCTTTTGCAAAAGACCAATCAATGCAAGCATTGCAAATATGTCAATCAAGTCTGGTTCAGTTTTCATGTGCAACTCTTTTCTTTTTGTTTGGTGTACTGCGTGACGTAATCGTGCAAGTCGTCAATCAATGGCGGGTCTCCAGCAAACAAAAAGTATGCTACGACCAACAACAAAAACCATTTCATAAAACCCCCTCTATGGTTACTTTGACCATACCGCCAATCTCGTCTGCCCAATACACGCGCAGGTCTTCAATAAGAGCATCGTCCTGCATCACGCCAGCGTGAGTCATGGAGTCAAGCAACGCCTTCAGCAGGTTATCCAAATCGCGACGACGACGGTCTGGGCGGAAGGCTTGTATCTCAACCTTCACCGCGTAGTCGATGTGCTTGGCGGCACGTTGAATCAACACTTGGTCAGCAACAGCCTTACGGTACTCGCGCCCCTTTGCGCTGATGACGGTGCGACCGTTGACGTTGCGCCAATAGGTGTTGACCGTTGGGGGCCAAGGCAGTGTTATCTCAATCATTTCCATTCTCCTGTGTTACCTCTGTTACCTTTTGTCCACTGGTCTCTAACATCAGCTTCAAGGCGGGACTTGGGATGAAGTTCGTTCCACCCCTTGTGGCGCTTCCCACGCTCGTCAACGTAACCATTGAACCAGCGGTATGCGCTATCGCGATTTTGAATACGCATCTTGATAATTTCTCGAACGAGACAACGGTGACGATGCTCATCCTCTCCTTCGCCCTCCTGCCCATAATTCAAAACCTTCCCCCGTTGTCAAAAGACATTGGAATTGAGTCATGGTTTTCAACAAACTGCTGACTGTCTTTGAGATACCAAAGCGAGTACCAGTCCTCAGCTTCGCCGTTACGTTGCTTCTCGCACATGAGGTAAGCATCTGGAATCATTGGGTCGACCGCGCCGTTCTGTGCGTCGTGTTCTTTTTTCTTGTTACGCCACACCATAAGGACGTTGTCCACTTGGTCGCTGATAGAACCTGAGCCTTTAATGTCGTTTTTGTTGGGCTTGATTTCCTCGCTCTGCAATTTGCGGATGTGGTGAATCAAATGAACGTGGACGTTGTGGTCACGGGCCAACGATGTCAACTCATCAACAAATGCTTTTTGAGCGTTGTAGTCGTCCTCGCCAGATACGCACTTCATCAGCGAGTCAATAAAGATGTGTTGCACACCCAACTCAACGGCGCTGTAACGAGATACCGCAATGACTTGCTGTGCAGTCACCGTGCCTTGCTGGTCATACAACCACAGGTTTGCATGAGCAAAAATTCTCATGCGCAAAATCAATGCAGATAGGTATCTGGCTTTGTCTGTATAGCGCGGAAAGTCAATGTTCTCACCAGCAAACTGGCGGAGCATACGAAACAGCGTGCGCTTAGGTTTCATCTCAAACGAAGCAATCATCACCTTCTGCTTTTGCTTTATGAGGCCCATCGCAATCTGGCCCGTCACCATCGACTTACCGCCGCCATTGCCGCCAGCGTACAAAGTCACCTCACCTGCGCGAAACTGAAAACCTGCATGGGTCTTCGTCCAAGGCATGGTCTGAGACACATCCGCTACTGGGTTGGCAATCTCAGCTTCAATGTCATCCAAAAACTCGCCTGCGTTCTTAACCTTTTGGGCCACGTCATTGGCCTTGAGGTATTTCTCAAAGTCAACCTCGTCTGGTTTGACAATACGAATACGACGAGCATCGTCAAGTTCTTGCGCTCTTTTGTGTACGTCAGACATTTGCATATTTCACCGCCTCTTCAATTCGCTGTTGTGATAATTTCATTCGCTCTCTATCGCCTTCGCTCAACTTCTTACCTTGACTCATGTCGTAAGCGCAGATGGCAACCACCAATGCTTCAAACGAAATGATTCGCATCAGGTCGCTGGCGTAAAACGCGGGCTTTAAACTCTTCTTGCCTTCAATTGGGTATTCGCGGCGCTTATCGTCTGGCGGAAACAAGTCAGTCATGTCCATACCCAGCGCCTGCACCACGTTCAACGTCTCGCAACCTGCAAAACAGTGAATCAACACTCGACCGTCTTCAGTCTCACGAATAGCAAGCGATGGCCCCTTGTCATTGTGCGCAGGACAGCAGGCAGTCCAAGAACCGTTGCGACCCTTGACCTTGGTCAGCATACCCAGCATACGTTCCACTGGTGTCATATGACCCTCCGACCCACGGCTGGCGTTCCTGCGTCGTCTTCCCAACGACGTTGGTTGATGTACGTCAGAGGTGCAGGTTCAAAGCCGCCAGTCCACTGCTCGGTGACCTTCAGTTTGTTGACCTGAGCGATGATGGTCTCAGCCACAGAGTCCAGCCCACCCTTCGCCCACTTCTTCTGGCACTCTGCCTTTGCGACCTTGCGTTTGGACGCAGGCCAACATTGCCAGAACTCGTCGAATTTCGACGATGTATTTATATTCTTATTCTGTATCTGTATCTTCTTAGGGTTATGGTTGGCTTTCGATTCGGTTACCGATTCGGTTTTTGACGGCCTGCCGCCTCGCTTTCCGAGTTGTCGATTATTTTCAACTTGATGTTGATACTTCGTAACTTCGACATGGCAACGATTGTTGAAATACCCTGTTTCGGTACGTTCAAAAAATTCGTTCAAAACCGATTCGGTTATGTCCAAATCTAAACGTATCTTTCTCGCAACCGATTCGGTATCGAGTGGGATTTCCTTCTCGCTCATGTAGTAAAGGTCAAGCAGGCGTCGGTACGCCAAGTCCTCAGCATCACTGAGATGAACCGTGTGTGTGAGGTAATCACCGATGTGGAATTTGTACCATATCATTTCGCTGTCTTTCCAAAAATGTCGGGCCGAAGTTCAGCCCTCTTCACTTTCCTACCTGTGTGCAACTCAATGTCGCGGGCTAGTTCTGGGCTAGGTAGTCGTCGCCCAGTCACAATCAAAGAGAACCATGTCTTGCTGATGCCCAGCTTGCGTGCTAAAGCAATCATCGTCCCCCTTGGTTTGTCCTGAAAATATTCTTGAAGTGTCATCGTATCCCTTTCTTGGTTAAGCGGATGTTACACCAAAAAAAAATGTTGTGCAACACCAAATTAAACATGATACACTTGTGCGTGTTTAACTCGAAAGCGAACGTATGCACAGCGAAGACGAAATGCACCAACTCATGTTGGAAAGAATGCAAATGCTTGAGGAGGCTTTGGAAAAGGCCAAGGCAGGCGTTGCTACCGAGGACGACTGGAACATCATCCGCAGTGAATGCGGTCTGTCCAAGCGTCCAATTGTGACCTTAGAAACTGTATCAATTAGGAGCGAATGATGGCTTTAATAGCGAAAGAAAGTGGCGGCGGCGGTGGTGAATTTACCCCTGTCCCGCAAGGAATGCACCTTGCACGGTGCTACCGAGTCATTGACTTGGGAACTCAAGAATCAACTTACCTTGGAACGGTCAAGAAATTGCCCAAAGTGATGTTGCAATTTGAGGTGCATGGCGAAGACGAGAACGGCGATTCTATCGTCACAGGCAAAGGCGAACCAATGTCAATCAGCAAGAACTTTACGCTCTCGCTGGCGGAGATGGCTACCCTGCGCAAAGACCTGCAAACGTGGCGTGGACGCGAGTTCACCGCAGACGAGTTGCGTGGCTTTGAACTCAAGAACGTGCTAGGCGCGTGGGCGATGATTTCGGTCATCAAGGCTATGGGCAACAACGGCAAGGAGTACACCAACATTGCCGCCATCATGTCTGTGCCGCCAGCCATCAAAAAGGCTGGAATCCCGCAAGGCCACAACGAGTTGAAGTTGTTCTCTATCGACGAGCCTGACATGACGCTGTTTGACAGCTTTAGCAACGGCCTGAAGGAGAAAATCCAAAAGTCGCCAGAGTGGCAGGCACGAGGCGGAACAAGCGCTCCAGCGCCCTCTAAAGCCCCTTCCAGCGGCTTTGACGACATGGATGATGACATCCCCTTCTGACCATGAGGCTCATGCGTAACCAAAAAGCGGCGCACATTGATTTCTTTCAGTTCAAAGGACTGATTGAGACCAATCCCAAGGCGACGCCCTGCGACATTGACATGGTGTTTGAACGTAAGTGCAAATTCTTTGTTGGTGAATGGAAGCGGGAAGGTGAAAGCATCAGCCAAGGGCAGGGGTTGCTACTGCGCAATCTGGCAAGGCAACCCCAGTTCACCGTAGTCATCATCCAAGGCAACACGGACGGTGAAACGGTGGTCGAGAAGTTTGAGCAATTATGTTCAGACGGTCGTTTCAGGGTGCGTGGCAAGTCTTTTGATGACCTCAAGAAGTTTGTCACGCGCTGGTACAACTGGGCAGACGCCCAAGAATTTCAATAGGAAAGATATGACCATAACCACACCAGCAGTTCGCGCCAGCGAATCAAATCATTGGTACACCCGCGATGGCGTGCCACAGTACACCGTGGAGGCCAAGAAGGGCGGACAGCGTGCTACCACCCTGCGTGATGCAAGAACCATGAACTTGGTTCCAAGTGTCACTACAATATTGAGCGTTGCGGCAAAACCCGCGCTGACAGCTTGGCTCCAGCAACAGGTGTTGCTTGCCGCGCTTACCCTTCCCCGCCGCCCAGACGAAACTGAAAAGGAATACATTGACCGAATCATTAACGATTCCAAAGAACAGGGTCGGTCTGCGGCGGATGCGGGAACTGACATCCATGCATCCATTCAAGGCTTTTATGAAGATAGACCAACAGGAAAACACCAAGAGAGTGTTGACGCCTGCACCCGTGCAATCAAAGAACACTTCGGAGACCAAATCTGGATTTCCGAGCGCTCATTCGCACATGAACTCGGTTTTGGCGGTAAGTGCGATTTATTTTCTGGGGACGGAGAAGGCATCGTCGCTGACATCAAAACCAAAGAGTTTTCTGACCCCGCAAAGGTCGATGGCTACGACGAGCATCTCATGCAACTCTCAGCTTATCGAGTTGGTCTAGGCATCCCCAAGGCACGCTGTGCCAACGTCTTTGTCTCTCGTAGCGTCCCTGACCTTGTCGTGGTGCGCGAGTGGAGCGCTGAAGACCTTGACCGTGGCTGGGAGATGTTCGTGAACCTTCTACAATTTTGGCAAATCAAAAACTCTCACAAATAAGGATTGAAAAATGTTAAGCGAAGAAACCATCAAACAAATCTTCTTCCAAAGCGACCGACCCCGCAAAGACCCACTCATTGCGGACGAGGTGGACATCATGCAGTTTGCTCACAACATTGAGCAATATGTGGCGGTGGAATACGCAAGAAAAGAACACGCTCGTTGCGTTGAGATTGTTAAAGAAATGAATCGCGCAGTCGGCGAGGCTTTGGACAACCAAAGGCCAGCATAAAAAAAGCCCCCCAATTAAGGGGGGCAAAGAAGGAGAGCGGCAACTGCTCCTTAAAATTATTATTCGGGCGGACGGTCTTTCAAAAGTCGTCTGACCCCTTCATATCCATATGTGCCAGCCATACCAAGCGCACCAGCGCCCCTTGCCTTGGTCATTGTCTTGCCTGCTGGGGGTAGCATAGCCGCCGCCGCAGAACCAGCCTGCAAAGCCTTTAAAACGCCTTCGCTGGTGTCTCCAGCATTAAAGCGCTCCAAAGCCTCTTGGTAACTCATCACGCCAAGGTAGCCAGCCCCAGCGCCAGCAAATGCTCTTGGTAATGCGCCAACTTTTGCGGGGCCAGTGGTGGCTACACCCGCCCGCTCAAGCAAGCGCCCTGCGGCGTTTGGTTGTTCTTGCGCACGCGCCAGCTTGCGACGGGCCAATTCGGCATCTGTCTCTGCCTTGGTAAGCGCTCTTTGAAGGGGGGCCACCGCTTTAGTCTGCCCAGCAATTACATTGTGTCGTTGACCAGCTTGCGCACGCTGTTGGCGCAGGCGCTCCATTTCATACTCGTATAACGCTCGTTGCTGTTCCAAAAGTCTGGTTTGTGTTTCTTGTTGAATACGAGTTTGCTCGGCTCTTTGCTCAACTTCCGCTTGATTTGCTTGGTTCTGCTTGTCTATATCTGCTTGACGTTCCGCCACGGTAGTGGGTGGCAATTGAAGTTGCACACCGCTTGGCAGGACGGTCAAGCCAAAATCTCCAGCGCCAAGCTGTTTGATTTTTTGCAGGTTTGCAAGGTCTTCGTTTATTAAACGCTTGCCGCCTGTTGGGCTTTCTTTTGTTTTGTCGGTAGCCAAATCAAGAATAGCTTCAGGCAACTGATGCTTTTGACCAGCCTCTTGAATCATCCAATTTCTTGTGCCTGAGTCGCCTTCGACCTTCGGGCCACTTGCCCTGCCTTCGCGAGTTACTTGCGGGAATGGCGACGATGGTGCAGGCGTTTCAATTACTGAAGGGGCTTTAGGAATTCCCTTTAAACGCTCTTGAGCCAGACGCTGTTCGTTTTTAAGGCGTTCAAGTTCGGCTTGACTTTGACGGTACGTTTCTTCAAGATTGTCCGCGCCTTGCGGTACGGCTTGCTCTAAGTTACGACGAGCCAACTCTAGTTTATCTTGAGCAGATAAATTTGCCTCTCGCGCCTTACCTGTGTCCACCTTTGGAGAAACTTTTGGGTCGGTGAATGCAGGCAATATAGCGTTTACACCAGCGCCAAGCATTGCCGCATTTTCAGGGTCAATTTTGTTGGCAGACTCAATTGCGCTATCAAGAAGCGTTTTTGGTTTTGGAGGTGGAGGGTTTAGCCTTGCCTCTTCGTCTCTGGCTTCTTGCTCTTTTCTTAGTTTAGTTGCCTCAGACTCGTAGGCTTCATAGCGGCTTGGTTCTTTTGCTGGTTCTGCTTGAGAGCCAATAAGACCAGTTTCTTTGTCGTCATCAAGATTAAAATTCTTAGACACTCGCAAAGAATAGTTGTGAGTCTCTTGAGGCAAAGACATAATGGCTTTGTCTGGGTCTGCCTCATACAACTTCATAAAAGTTGCCACCGCTCTTGGACTGGCGTTGTACAGCGCCACCGCATTGCGTGGGCTTTTGTATGTGGTCAACAAATCTTTTAGGATGGTAACCCCACCCATAATGTTGCTGTCCTCATCATCAGGATTTATTTCAATCCCGTATTTTTTGTTGTAAAGACGAGCGGTATCAGGCATGATTTGCATGACACCTTTTGCCCCAGCAGGGGAGGTCAGAACTTTGTCTCCGCGAACGTGAGTAAACGACCCACCAGTTTCGGCTTCTGCAATAGCAATTGCCAAAGCAGGATTAACGCCTTGGCGCTCCGCCTCCTTAGCAATCTTCTCCACCACGCTAAATTGGGCTGGAGACAACTTCATCAGTTTTGCGTCATCCATTTGTTTTTCCTTTTGCTTCACGCTCTTTTCTCAAACGCTCTAAGCGTTGAGAATACGTTTCGTTCTTTGGAGCCTCATCCGTAGGAATTGGAGTAGGCGTCACTGGCTTAGGTGGAGCGCTGGGAGCCGTTGCAGGCTTAGGTGGAGCCGCAGGAACTGGAACAGGGGCGGGCCGTGGAGGGGCCGCAGGCGCTGGTGAAGTTGCAGGGGCGTTTGCCGCTGGCGCTTTTTTCTTTGGCGTAAGCAAGTCCAAGTTCTCTTCACGCACGCGGTCAAGAGTTTTCTTGTACTCTGTTTTGAGCGCTTTGTAATCTTTGTCCGTGGTGAAGTCGTCGTAGGTGTAGCCAGTCTGCTTTCTCTTTTCTTTCCACAAAGCAAAGCGGTCTTCGTCAAACATACTTTGCAATTTGAGCGCTTCAGATTTAAGAATTACAGCACGTTGACTGTCTGATGGAAGGGCGTAGATGCTTCCAAGCAGTTTGGTCTCGTAGTCGGAGATAGCGCCCTCGCCCGGTGTCCTGTTCAACTGACGACCACGCGATTGCAACTCGGCATATTTCTGAGCAAAAATTTGCAATGCCGCCAAATCGTTTTCGTCAAGGTTTGCCTCAGCAAGAGTTTTAGCTGGAAGGCTAACGCTGAAGTCACCAACCTTGATACCTTGCTCAGACGCACGAACAATCGCGCCAAAGACGCCGGGCCTGTTCATCGCTTGCAAGATTTTTGGATTGTTCTTTGCGTAACCAATCATGTCATCAGCGGTGTTCGTGTTTGCAAATGCCGCCTCAGCTTGCAAGCGAAGTTTTGTTGCAAGTTCCTCAGAGCCTTTAGCCCGCTCTTTCTCCACGGTGGTCAATGCTTCTTTTCTGGCCTCGGCTTCAGATGCTGAATAGGCTTGGCTGATTGGTGCAGGGGCTTCTCCAGTTGCAACAGGTTTGCGACCACGAAGTTGCTCTGCCTCAAGGTAGCCATTTTTGTCATAGAAAGCAAGCAACTTTTGCTCGTCGCCATCAGCAAAATATTGGTCAAGAGCGGCTTTGTATTTTGCATACTCAGCCACGTTCATTTCGCGCTCAGTGCGAAGACCGCGAGGAACGACCTTGCGTTTATCTTGGCCTAGCTTCTCGCGCTCAATGCGGTTCTTCTCTTCGCCCTCTTGGGCTTTGCGAATCTCGGTAAGGGTTGCAAGCATCTTTGGCGCAACGCGACTTGCCAGCAACAGCACTTCATCAGTAATTGGGATGCGACCCTGACGAGCCGCGCCCAACACTTGGTCTGGTGTTCTTAGGGTAGCAACATCAACAGGAGACGCAGTGCCAGCAACTCTTAGCTGTCCATCAGGCGTAGTCGTTGCACCGCCAGCAGGTGCAGGTGCGCTAGAAGTTTTTGGCCCACCCATTAGGACGCTGATTAGCTGGTCTCCACCCAACTGCTGACGCAACTCTTGCTCTTTTCCAAGCAGTTCCATCTCCAACTTTTGGTTCTCTCTTTGAAAAACGGATTCGCGCTCTGCGGCGGCTCCAGCACCTTCTGCGGCATACCCCAAGGACTCGCCAAAAGAACCTGTCTTGGTGGGTTTTAAGAAGCCTGCGGCGGTCTGCATCAAGACAGGGTCAAATAACCTGTTTTTACGCACATCCAAACTCTCACGCATACGCAACAACGCGGCATTCATTGCCTCACGTTGGTCACCAAGGTCATCAACAATTGTTTCTTTTAAGCCAGTCGGTTTTGATTGGTTAATTGTTTCAAGGTTCTCGGCCTGCGCCGCGCCTGCATCAAACTTGTTCCCAGCCTGTGCGGGCGGGGCTGGTTGCTTAGAGACTTGATTCAGTCCGCCTTGCTGTGTTGGGATTGCCATTGTTTACTCCACTAAGTAGCCATCGGCATCGTAAAAATTACCCTTGCCATCGTGATATTCTGCGCCAGAAGGAGCCATCCCGCCATCGGCAAGGCGAACACCTCCGCCATGAGCCTTCTTTATGACGCCGCCCTCGGCATTTTTGACGGCTGACTGGGGAACGCCATAAAGCGCGGCAACCAATGAACCCAAGCCAGCAATCTGAGAGAGTGGGCTGTTGGAGTAGCCCTCGGAGCCAGTTGACTGCGTGGTCGTACCCATAGGCATTTGATAGCCTTGGAGCAACTTGGCAAACTGCTGAGTCTGAGCCATTGGGTAGTCAAGCAACTTTTGGCCTTGAGCCTGCTGTTGAGCGCCGTAGTCGGACATCGTCTTTAGACCAGCCAGACCCATACCCTGCTGGGCTTGGCCCAAGTTCTCGAAGGCTTGCCCAGCCTGCAAGGCACGAGTCAAGTCGTTCTGAGCCTGCGTTCCTGCGGTCGTGTAACCAGTCTGAAGCGCCTGCATTTGCTTGCCCAGCAAATCAGACTGAAGGTCACGCAAAGCGTTTCCAGTGACTTGAGACTGACGACGTGAGCCAAACTGACCAGAGCCAACTGCCGCCGCGCCAAGGTTTGGCAGGATGTTTTCTTGAATGCTTCGCTGTTGTAAGCGGCCCATCTCATCAACCACGGCGGACTGATAAGGGTTCATGTAGTCAGCAATGACGTCAGGAACGGTTGTAGCGCCTGCCTCGCCTAGCAACTGCGAAGATGCGCCCATAGACCCAGCGCCAGCAAACGCGACGTCTGGAGCCATCTGGAAGGCTTGCTGTTGCAAAGGACTGAACCCAGCAATACCGCCCTGTTGGACAGCGTTCTGACCTAAGTTGGCAATGTCTTGCAGGTAGTTCGTGTAAAACTCTGGAGCCGCCTGTTGGGCTTCCGTCGTCTTAGTAATCGCGGGTAGTGGGTCACCCTGAAATAAGCCTGCCATTATTTTGCTCCTTTAAGGTACGAGGTCAACGCCTTGGTTTTAGGTGGAATCTTGTTGATGGGGGCAGAGCGCTTGTGGGCGCGGATGCCTTCACGAAACTTATCCAAAGCCTGAGCGCCAGCCTTAGTTGAGCCGTTGCCAATCTGGGCCACGGTCTCAGCGTCAATTACATATTCACCATCCGCCAGCATAGCTGGGATGTCATCAGACTGTCCATCACCTGCACCATGCACAGCCGCGCCCTTGCGGAAGTCCATGCGACCCTGAGTGATTGGCACGTTGGATGCGTGAGGCAAACCACCCCTGCGCATAGGGGGAGGCATACCCTGCTGTTGAGGCATCATGCCCTGCTGTGGCATACCCTGCGGCATCTGCTGTGCCATTTGCGGAGGCATCTGCTGTGGCAAGCCTTGTTGTTGCGCCTGCATAGGGGGCTTTTGCTGACCAACTTGCGGCATCATTTCAGGCGGGTTCATTGGGGGCTGTGGGCGCATTCCCAAGTTTGCCAAGATGTCAGCAGGTTGACCAAACGTGTAGTACGAGGAGACGGGGGTAGACATAGAAGACAAGCCACCAGAAGCCATTGCAGGCAACGCCGCATCCTCAGACTCGTTGGCGGCAACTTCTTCGTAGCCGTAGTCGCCCTCACGCACGGGGTTGTACCCCGGGGCGTTTAGGTTCCGCAACAACTCCTCGTTTGGCGTGTAGTCGTTTGCATCTGTGCCGTACTGGTCGTAGCCCACAAAGTTTGTTGGGCCAATTCCAAAGTCTGTAGTGCGTGGGTTGATAAGGCCAACCTGCGACATATCCAAGCCTTGGTTCTGCGCACCAGTGCCGCCGCCCATAAAGTCACTACCAAGCAAGGTGGCAACCAGCGCCCCAGCACCTGCGGCTCCTGCTGTTGTTCCGAGCGCTCCAGTAATGCTTTTTAAAAGGTCGTCGCTTATACCTGTTTGCGCTGGTGGGTCAGCAGGGTCACGCGGGGTTCTAGGAGGTGGAGTTTTTGTTCCACTGCCCACGTTGACAATTGGAGCGGCATTTACGCGACCACCACCCAATGGAATTATGTTTCCACTTGGGTCATAAACAGTCATGTTCCCATAACCATCAGTCACAATAAAGTTACCCGCATCATCCCGCGTGGTCTCGTAAGCCTCTGTTGTATCAAAGACGTTGCCATCTGAGTCAACAGTTATAGTGCTACCGTCGTCAAAGGTTTGGATGTAAGAGCCGTCATCAAAGTATTGAACACCCGCCACTGGCGAAAACCCCGTGTCTTCAAAAGTTGTATTGACCACTTCCTCGTCTTCACCTAAAGCAGAAGCCAAAACAGTTGGAGTCGAACGCTTTAAATAATCAGCGCCATATGGGCCGCTTTGAGAATACAAAGAGTTGCTACCAGTCAAAACTGGGTCGTCATCTTCACCGTAGTTGTAATCTACGTTTTGCCAATCTTGAACTTCTTCTTCGGTGTCGGAATACACAGCGTCGCCGTCTGCAAATTTTGGAACTCCACCTTTTTTCATCATAGCAATCAAGCCCCCGCGTTTGCCGTAATAGTCACCGCCATAGTCATAGCCATAGTCACCGCCATCGTCATAACCGTAATCTGTGTAGTCGTCATTGCCAGCGTACAAGTAGTCGTCGTAACCTGAGTAATCAGTGTCATCAGCAATAAGTGTGTCGTCGTAATATGTAGAGTCCTCTACTTCAGAGCCGTCAGCGTTTGCGTACAACTCATAAGTTCCGTCTTCATTTTGAGCGTAGACGTTACCAAGACTATCTTCAAAATATTCGGTGTCTGTATTTTCAGCAACAGCGGTGTCATCACCAAAGTCATAAACTGGCGTGTCTTCAAAAGCAGAAGAGCCGTCGGCGTAGTACGCCAAATCATATTCACCATCTTCATTCATGGTGTACCGATTGCCGTCTTCGTCTTCGTAGTATTCTGTATCTGTACCGTTGCCAGCAACAACGGTATTTTCGCCATCGCCTCCAGCAACATTTGTTCCGCCTAGACCGCGAGTACCTCCAGTGGAGGTGTTAGCGTTTTCGTTTCCGCCACCGCCAGCGGTATCAGTTGAACCTTCAAAAACATCAATTTTCCCGTCAGTATCAGTGGAGTACAAAACAGCGTTGTTTTCCATGCTGAACGTCATAGAGGAGCCATCGTCGAAGACGGTAGTGTAAGTCCCATCTCCATTGTCAATAGCGCCAGCAGGCAAACCTAGTGACTCATCAGCAGGCGTGCCTTTGTACGCAATATCTGAAGTGATGGGGCTACCGCCGCCAGCAGGAGGCGTCCTCGTGCCACCAGCAGGCGGGGCTTTTGAGCCACCAGCGGGTGGAGTTTTTGAACCACCAGCAGGAGGGGTTTTTGAACCGCCCGCAGGAGGAGTTTTTGAGCCTCCCGCAATAGGGGGCG